TTTCGACTGTAGAGTCTCACAAACCGCTTTATGTGAGTACCCGCTAAGAATAGATTACCGCTGCCTAGGTCGATAACCTTTCTTTGCAATTTGCTAAGACGACACACCCCTACTGAAATAGGAAGGAGTGGTCTTAAGTTTAGTCTGATAAACATCAAATAATATTAAATTAATGATGAAAATTATGAAAACCTATAAAATGAATAAGAAAAACAATCAATTTTTGAAATCAAAGAAGTACAGAACTGAAGTGACTCGTCTGTCTTCTCTCAAGTTTATTGAGTTGTTCTGAGCTCACTTCAAAACATTTTTAACACTCCGAGGAGTGCATCCGTCCTTTATTTGTTATTTTAAACAACTTAATAAATTCATTTTGAAATTAATAAGTCATAACATTAAAGAGACAGTGATGTACTTAAAGGAAGTAGAACTCCTACTACTACACTGGGTAGATAGGCAGCCTTATCAAAATAAAAGGGTGTCTGTGATAAAACACGGTCAATGAAGAGGATTTCCTCAATGCCTTTTCATAATGCGGGCCTTATTATTTAATGAAGTTGGTCTATCCGGTCAGTACTTAGGTACTACTATAGAAGGAAATGATTTCATTTCTATCCCGAATAATTTGAGTTTAACTCGAATCGATTGAACTAAGAACGAAGGTCTGAGAATCTTATTGACCGCCGTTCATGTTTATCGAGAATTCAGAGTGTCTACGCCAAAATATGACTTTTCATCAATTACGGCACCTCCCAAAACAAATTTAGAATTTATTAAGAAAGTTCCTAATGAGTTTTGACCAGCAATAGTTGGTTTTAAGAATTACCTCAAACATATTGGGTTTAAATCATTTAAGATTTCATGCGATGTGCATGATTCGCGCAATTTCTTCATCACAAATAAAGCCGGACCCAAAGGGAAAGCTATGTATTACCTCAGAGAGGATATAGATGCAATTCAGGAATACTTACGAAGGTGTAATATCTCTTTTGAGAAATTTCCACTTGATGATATAGATATACTTGGATATTGTAAAAAATCTAAGTATCCTAAATCACTTCGTAAAGTCATCTTTATTCCTGATAAAGGAATAAAAGAGAGACCAATTACTGAGGCTGATCCCCTATCTCAATCGATGTTAAAACATCTTCATGATATAGGATATCAGATCCTTAGTATATTGAATCATGATTGAACATATAGACAATCTGAGTTTATAACATATGGTCTTAACATTCGTCCTCAACCAGGTCACTCCTTTTGATCAATTGATATAAAGGGAGCAACAGACAGGTTTCCGATCGAAATGCAATCCCAGCTTTTAGAAATCTTATTTGGGAAAGATATTAGTAATCTTTGAACAACACTGATGAAAGTACCTTTTTGAACATCACGTCGCAGAAAACTTCGGTTTTCTGTTGGACAGCCTCTTGGACTCTTATCGAGTTGAGGTGTGTTTTCATTAACACATCACTTCCTAATTTATTATCTCTGGAATTATAAAATTTTAGAATTTCCAGATTTCCGATCCCTCAAGCAAGTTCCATATGAGATCCTTGGTGATGATATCTTGATTTATCACGATGTCTTAGCTAAAGAATATATATTAATACTGGATAGGCTCGGAGTTGGCTATAAAAGATATATAGTTTCAACATCCTTGTTTGAGTTTAGAAAGCTGTGATTTTATAGAGGTTCCAATGTTTCTCCATATAATG